TAGAATATAAAGAATTCCAGCAGACAGGAGTTTTTATAGCAAAATTTAGAGAGGAAAATAATGCTTAAGCCAGTATTTGGAGATACAAGAGATTTCCACTGTGATGACCTATATTTAAAAACAGTAGGAACTGGGGCGGGACATCAGATATGGGAAGCCTGTCATGAAATTGCTCAAATGCTCATAGATAAGAATATATCCTACGGCAACTCAGCACTTGACCCAATTAGAATATTCTCAACATCAGACTCAGTAGAGCAATTAAAGGTCAGAATTGATGACAAATTAAATAGAGTTAAAAATAATCAAGGCTTTGCTGGAGACAATGATATTGACGATTTGATCGGATATTTGGTTCTATATAAGATAGCTAAGGCAAAAATCGATAAATCTAGTTGATTTTTTAGTCGACTAGGATTATAATGAGTATATATGGAAATTGAACTAACTGATCATTATGATCGAATGAATAAAGTTGTAGGGGAATTACTTAAGGGTAATAATCCTAGCCAGATTGCCACCATAACGGGTTTTAAGCGGGCAGAGGTCTTAGAGTATATCGACCAGTGGAAAGAGGTCGTTAGAAACGATTCTACGGCTCGTGAGAGGGCTAAGGAAGCCATCTCTGGCGCTGACCAACATTACGCTATGTTAATTAAAGAGGCCTGGAAGACCGTAGAGGATGCTGACCAAGCTGGCCAATTAAATGTAAAAGCCACCGCCCTAAAACTAATTGCAGATATTGAAGGCAAAAGAATTGGTATGCTTCAAGAGGTAGGCTTACTAGATAATGCAGAATTAGCAACTCAAATTGCAGAAACAGAACACAAACAAGATATCCTCGTAAAGATTCTTAAAGAAGTAACAGCAACCTGTCCTAAATGTAAAATGGATGTGGCCAAGCGCTTGTCTCAAATAACTGGAATTGTCGAACCAGTTGTAATTGAAACAGAGGAAGTACGTGGATCTTAATTTCAATGATCTAATAGATATACTTGACGGCGAAGAATTTGATGAGCGTCCAGTAGATCTGCGTACATTTGTAACTAGTCCAGAGTATCTTGGGCTACCACCACTTTCAGAATATCAATATACATTAATTGAAAAGTCTTCTCAGATTTATAAAGAATCAACGCTTATCAAACTCTTTGGAGAAACTGATGGCAAAACTAGATTCAAGCAAACCTGTAATGAAGTTATTGCTCAACTAGGAAAAGGTTCTGGAAAAGACTATTGTTCAACTATTTCTGTTTCTTACATTGTATACCTGCTATTATGTCTTAAAGATCCAGCAACATATTATGGAAAGCCACCTGGAGACACAATTGATATCCTTAATATTGCTATTAACGCACAGCAAGCAAACAACGTTTTCTTCAAAGGATTTAAGACAAGAATTGAAAGGTCCCCATGGTTTGTAGGAAAATATGAGCCAAAGGCTTCTGAGATTAAATTTGATAAAAGCGTCAACGTATATTCTGGACACTCTGAGAGGGAAGCTTGGGAAGGTTATAACGTAATAGCCGTAATCCTAGATGAAATATCAGGCTTTGCCACAGAAAATACTACTGGCCACGATCAAGCCAAGACTGCTGATGCTATATATTCAATGTATCGTGGATCTGTTATTTCTCGTTTTCCAGACTTCGGAAAGGTAATTTTGCTTTCTTTCCCTCGTTTTAAGAATGACCCTATTCAAAAGTTTTATGATGCGGTGGTGGCAGAAAAAGATACCATCGTAAGAAGCAAGTTATTAAAGATGGACGAGGATTTGCCAGAAGGAACAGAAGGTAATGAGATTACAGTAGAATGGGAAGAAGATCATATTAAATCATATCTATTCCCTAGAACCTATGCAATTAAAAGACCAACATGGGAAGTAAATCCAACTAAAAAGATTGAAGACTTTAAAGTAGACTTTTATAGAGATATGCCAGATGCCCTAAGCAGGTTTGCCTGTATGCCACCAGAGGCTATAGATGCATTCTTTAAGTCAAGGGAAAAAATTGAAAAGGCTTTTAATAACACAGCATTAGCTATTGATGAATTTGGAAGAATGGAATCATGGTTCCAGCCAGATCCAGAAAAAGAATATTTCATGCACGTAGACCTTGCACAAAAGCATGACCATTGTGCTGTAGCAATGTCACATGTTAGAAATTGGGTAAACATAAAAGTTACCGACACATATTCTCAACCAGCACCAATCGTAGAGGTTGATGCGGTAAGATATTGGACTCCAACTGCAGATAAATCTGTCGACTTCTCTGAAGTAAGAGACTACATACTTTCTTTAAGAGCAGCAGGATTTAATATTAAGGTTTGCAGTTTTGACCGATGGAATTCTCATGACATGATGCAGCAACTAAAGGCATACGGAATTAATACAGAGACATTGTCTGTTGCCAAAAAGCATTATGATGATATGGCTATGATTGTTTTAGAAGAAAGATTATCTGGACCTCATGTGCCACTATTGATAGATGAGCTGTTGCAATTAAAGATCATGAGAGATAAGGTAGACCACCCTAGAAAAGGGTCTAAAGACTTGGCGGATGCAGTTTGCGGTTCTATTTATAATGCTATAAGTAAAACCAAAAAAGATAATATCGATGAGGTACAAATACATACTTACGACTCTCTAACGTGGGATAGAGAAGAAGAAGTTGCAACGAGAAGCAATGTTATTCGTGCTCCAAAGATGCCAGATCACCTAAAAGATGTACTAGAAGGAATGGAAATAGTATGAGTATATATCAAGATAAAGCTAAAGAATGTAAATGTTGTGGCAAGCATGTTCCACTTCCAACGGTATTAAAAGAGTACAACGGGGTGATGCTTTGCCCAACGACATTTGCAAATGTAATAGAATATAAGAGACTATGGAAAACTATTGGCTCCAGGCCACCTGGTAGCACTAGAAAACATTTTTCTGATTATGTTCAACAATTGGTTGAAAATACCATTGACAAAAATGATGACGGGACGATACAGTAATGTCAGAAAACAAAGAATCAATACACAAAGAAAACATACTGAAGCTTAGGGCTGAGGGCAAAACCTATACAGAAATACAGAAGATATTAGGCTGCTCAAAAGGAACTATCTCGTATCACCTTGGCGATGGTCAAAAGCAAAAGTCTTTAAAAAGAGGAAACTTAACAAAGGCTAAACTCAGAAGAGAAGTCTGGAAAATAAAAGAAGATTCTGGATGTGTAGACTGTGGAGAGAAGTATCCACACTATATGCTAGAGTTTGATCATAAGCCAGAGTTTGTAAAAGTCGGAAGTGTAAGCGAATTATATTCCCGATATGGTCGAGAAAAAGGTTTTGAGGAGATGGCTAAATGCGATATAGTATGTGCTAACTGCCACTCTATTAGAACCTATAATAGAAACCAAAATCGTATAGGTACTATCTAGGAGTATAATAGGAATATGGACTACAGTTCAGAAGATTATGAAGATGATATGAGGCTGGCCCACTATCTTGAAATAGGTGCTGTCGAAGTGGCTGGAGTTGCAGAAGACGGCGAAATGATATTTGCAATTAGCGAAGATGCTAAGGATATAGCCCCAGAATTATGGGAAGCTCATATGGAATATGTAGATAAAACTCTTTTAGATCTGTATGAAAAAGAATTAATTAATATAGAATATGATGAAAATCTAGAAGCAACTATAACCTTGAGCGATGAAGGACTTAGGATTGCAAAAGAAAAAGGTGTATTGCCAATTGATATACCAGAAATACCAAATAACTAGGAGGAAATATGCCATACGACGTTAAACAAAATGTAGCAGGATGCAAAGGTTGGGCAGTAGTAAATGAAAATGGCGAACTTAAAGGATGTCACCCAAGCAAGTCAAGAGCAGCTGCACATCAAAGAGCCCTATATGCTGCGACAGCCAACGAAGAAAAAATGAAAGAAAAAAAGAAGAAAATCTTCTAGACTTTTAAAATTCAGATTTGATATAATATATGTGGGTCGCCAATAGGGGCCCACATAAATTAACTTATTCGCTTAATAGGAGGAATAAAATGGTAACAACATATACATGGGACCTTTTTAAGGACCCATTTTTTATTGGCTTCAATCGTGAACTAGATAGACTTTCAAGAGTTCACAGCCACGCATCAAACTCAACATATCCACCATACAATGTCATTAAGACAGATGATGAGGATAAATTCATGATCGAAATTGCAGTAGCTGGATTTGCTAAAGAAGATCTAGACATTTCTGTAAAAGATCAAACACTAACCGTTAAGGGTGAAATTAAAGAAGCTAAGGATGATGCTAAATTTGTGCATCGTGGAATTGCTGCTCGTAAATTTACCCGTGAATTTGCCCTTGGTGAGTACATCGAGGTAATTGGTGCGAAGGTCGAAAATGGCATGCTTACAATTGATTTAGAGCGTGTAATTCCTGATGAGGAAAAGCCAAAGACAATCAAAATCAAATAAATAGTATAATAAAGGTCTGCATCCCGTCACTGGGAAGTCGCAGACTATAAGCGGGCTGCTACCCGTGGATACACCTGAGCATGTGTCTAAACTGCTCTTCAAAATTTAAGGAGAATCGTGTACGAATATAGAATAAAGCAAGTTACAAAAATAGTTGATGGCGATACCATCGACGTAGACATAGATCTTGGATTTAGCATCTCTTATTCACAGAGGTTGCGTCTTGCTGGTATTGATACTCCAGAATCTAGAACAACAGATAAGTTTGAAAAAACACTTGGCCTAGAGTCAAAAGAATATCTTAAATCAAAGTTTAAAGAAGCAAAAGACATAGTTGTTAAGACAGAGCTTCCAGATAGTTCAGAAAAGTATGGAAGAATTCTTGGGTGGGTCTATGTTAACGGAAGTTCAAAGTCTGTTAACGAACAAATGATAGAAGACGGATATGCCTGGTCATATATGGGTGAAACCAAGGTAAAGGACTTCTCAGTCCTTGCGGAAAAAAGGAAAAAGAGCGGTAAGTAATGCCATCGTACGACTATAAATGCACGATTTGTAATCATAGCAAGGAAATCAATAAGCCAATTAGCGAGGCAACAATGACTGAACTTTGTGACAAGTGTGGTGCTGCAATGGTTAAGCAGTTTGGAACATTCGGTATCCAGTTTAAAGGTTCTGGGTTTTACAAAACAGACAACAAAAAGTAGTTAACTAATTTCATTTAACATGTTTTAGATGTTATAATTCAAATGTTACTTAAACAAGTTATGTAACATTTGAGGTAGTTAATTGACTAGAAAGATCAGGCTATTCTTGCTGGGCGCTCTCGTGAGCGGCTGGCTTTTTTTAGTTGCACCTACAATAGTATATGCTAATGAGACTGGTGGATCAGAGCAGGTAGTTGTAAGTCCAGCACAACAGGCGGTCAACACGGCACTTGCAACAGCTACAACAGAAGTTCAGCAGGCAGTTGATGCAACTGCTAGCGCTACTACAGAAATATCACAGGCACAAGCCAACTTACCTATAGCTCAAGCAGCGGTATCAGACATATCTCCAGCAATAACAGCGGCACAATCTGATGTAAATCAAATACAGACAGATATCAATACAATAAATTCAGTAGACTTACAAACAAATCCAATTGATCAAAGCTCTCAAGCAATTCAGGATGCTAAGCAAAATGTATTAGATGCAATGGCAACAGTTGCCATACTTGCTTCAGAAATATCTCAGGCAGAGCAAGCGGCGTTAAATCTTACTACATCTAGAACAGAAGCAGTATCTGCACAATCTACTGCACAAACAGAATTAACTCAGGCTAATATTGCAATTGATAATGCTCAGAATGCGGTAAATGCATTACAGGCTACTATTGGAAATACTACAAATGTTTTAGCTGGAGTAGATGATGCTGGCGTTCAAATGAATCTACCTTTTGGGTTATTAATGGGTGGAACTTTATATAATAATGTATATGTTGGATCCAATGCTACTATTACATTTGGAGTTAATGAAGGATCTAACTACTGGGCAACGCCAAATGCACCATCTGTATCTATAGCAGGGTGGGATTGGACTACATGGAGTACAGGAACTGGAATTACATATGCAACAACAGGATCTTCATTGGACATTGCGTGGGATCTTCGTCCATTTCCACAACAAGATGCTTCTACACAAATGGTTCAAGTTAGATTTAATGCTGATGTAAACCCAACAAATGGTGCATGGAAAGCAGATGTTTCTGCCATAGGACCAATTCCAAGTGGTGCTAGATTTAATTACAGAGAAACAACAAATGGCGTTGTAACAAATATTGCTGATACCAATGCTGGAACTGGATTTAATGGACAAATTAGTCAGGGTCCAGATTTTACTCCTACAGTAGATCCAAATAATGCGTCTGTTCAAGCAGCAGTAGATGCTGCAAATGCAACTATATTTCAATTAAATGCAAGCCTAAGTCCAGTGGTTACTCAAAATGCCACAAATAATTCTGCTCTTTCTACATTACAATCAAATATAAATTCATTAAATAATACTATAAACTCAGCGGTATCTACTAAAACAAGTTTACAGACCACATTAAATACAAGGGCAACAACATTAACTAATACTATTAATAATAATATTCCTACTCCTGCTCCAATACTTGCAGAGCCAATTATTGATGGAACTACAGTAACTATTGCTCCTGAATTACCAACA